TGTAACTAAGTTAGGTAAAACTTTAAATTCATTAAAGTATAGTGCTAAAGAAAGTAATAACATTCAGTTCTTAGTTTATCTGAATAACTTTAAACCAGAAAATATTTATATGGTTAAAAAAGCACAAGAGAAAACTTCCTTATCACCGAAACAAATTATAGAGTATGGTAAGATGATTGGGAAAGATTTTAAAAAGTTATCATCATTTAACTTATCCGTAAAGGGTGGTGGCCAAGAATTTGTTGGATTGAAAGGTAAACAGATTGGTGATAGGATTAGAGATTTAGAAAAGAAAAAGTTTTTAGGTGAAAGTACCGATAAGGCAAAGTTGTATAAACTTTATGTAAAGGCCATGAAACTGATGCCTCAAAGCCCTGCTCAAAAGAAAGTTAGAAAAGAAATTGAAAAGTTGAGAAAGAAACTTAAAATGAAAAACGAGTTTGCAATTCCATTAGCAAAAAATAGGTTAAACACTACAGAAAATCTTAAAAAAACGCTTGACTTATATAGTAAAAATGTTGTATATTCCAGTATGGAAGATTGGGATACTACAACCATTTCCGAACAAAAGATTAAAAAGGTGGTAGGTATTTATGGTGGACGGTTTCAACCGTTTGGGCCCCACCATTTGAAAACCTTTAAGTGGTTACAATCCAAAGTGGATGATGCATATATTGCAACATCTAACATAAAAAAGTTACCACGACACCCAATGAATTTTGCGGAAAAGGCAAGACACATGGCAATGATGGGAGTACCAAAAAACAAAATTGTTTTTGAGAAAATCCCATTGGTTGCAAAAACTATACTTAAAAAGTATGACCCAAAAACGACTGCCGTAGTTTATATTTTTGGTAAGAAAGATGCAGGTAGATTAAAGGGTGGGAAGAAAACTGATGGTGGTTTAACTTATTTTCAAGATTATAAAAAGAATATACGAAATCTAAAAGGGCATGAGGAACATGGTTATTATTTAGTTGCCCCACATATTAGTATGAGCATAGGTGGGAAAGAGGTTTCAGGTACTTCCATGAGAAATATTTTAGGTAGTCCAAAACTTGATGATAAGACAAGACCAAAAGTATTTAAAAAGTTATTTGGATATTATAACAAAGGTGTATACCAAATGATGAATAATAAATTCAAAAAGTTATTTGAATTTTATAATAAACCATCAGTAAAAGATATAATAAAAGAAGTAAGTGCACTTGGAGCTCACTTTGATGCGGGTATATTAGATGATGAGGGATTATATGATTTCTTTAATTCATTTGATGATTATAAAAGAGTATCACCAAAACATGCAGAAATTTTAGGATGGGAAGTAATTGGTGATATTGTAAATTATAATAGAGCAACCGACCCAGCTTATGAATTTCAATATGTACAAGATAGGGTGGATACTGTAACTTTTGGAAAAACAATAAACCAAGATACAAAAAATACTGATAGTGTGAGTAACCCATTTCCAAAGTATAAAAAACACATGCAACAAATGGCAGATAAAATGGGTTGGGAAATAATTAAATTCTTTGGTAATAATAAACACAATAAGATGAAAGATTCACATACCTTTGATATGAAAGATACCAAAAAAGGTGTGAAAAAAATTAAAAATTTACAAGATCAAATAGATATAACAAACGATACAAAGGAGTTACTACTTATGGGCGGAGCCTACGGACATATGAGTCATCCATTCGATGATAATAATCTTACATTTTCAGACTTGAAACAGATAGTTATTAATGGGTTAGGTGGAACTCTGGATAGAGAAGATGGAGTTACAGAGAAACTTGATGGACAAAACTTAATGGTAAGTTGGGTTGATGGTAAGTTAAGAGCAGCTCGTAACAAAGGACATTTGAAAAATCATGGTAAAACTGCACCAACCACGAGTGGAATAAAATCTATGTTTAGTGGTAGAGGTGAGATTGAAAAAGCTTTTGTAGGTGCGATGAAAAATTTAGAAAAAGCCATTGGAAGTTTAAATGATAAACAAAAAGATAAAGTTTTTGGAAATGGTAAAAGGTGGATGAACTTAGAGGTTATGTATCCAGCAACAGCAAATGTAGTTGATTATGATATTGCAGAAATAGTATTTCATGGTACATTAGAATATGATGAAAGTGGAAAACCCATTGGACAACCAAAAGATAGTGCTAGAATGTTACAAGGTATGATTAAACAAATGAATCAACATATACAATCAATGTTTAGAATAGGAAAACCAAATTTTCTTACTGTACCCAAACATCAAAATTTTGGTAAGATGAAAAATAAATTTTTAGGACAATTGAAGAAATTACAATCACAATATGCATTGAAAGATAACAGTAGGTTGGGTGAATATCACGAAGCGTGGTGGAGAGAATATGTTTTTAATGCATCTAAACAATTTAAGGTTAGTTTAAAACCAAATCAGTTTGTTAGTTTGGTTAATAGATGGGCGTTTTTTGATAAGTCATATAAGATACGAGATATTAAAAAAGATTATAAAGATAGTCCTAAATTTTTAGATTGGATACTAAGTACGGATAAGATGGATCACCAAAATATTTTTAAACAAAATATAAAACCATTTGAAATATTATTCTTTGGTGTTGGTGCAGAAATATTAAAAAATATAAGTGGGTGGATGGCAGCTTCACCAAGTGCTACCACACAAAAATTGAGAAAAGATGTTATCAAGGCATTCAAGGAGTTACAGAGCGGTGGTAATGTAGATAAATTAAAGAAATTAAAAATACAAATTGAGAAACTACAGGCAATCGGTGGATTAGATGCGATAGTTCCAAGTGAAGGTATTGTTTTCAAGTATAAAGGAAAGATATATAAGTTCACAGGAGCATTTGCACCAATCAATCAGATACTCGGTAGTTTGAAATTTGGATAGGAGTTACGATGGCAGGATATAGTAAAGAGGCAGTAAGACAGAATGAAGTATTAAAAGATTTATTATCAGGTAAGGAACATAAAAAATCTTATGTACAAGTAGGTTACGAGGGCAAGGTAGAAGATAAAGGTGGGGAAACTCGCCAAGGTAAGATGACAGATATTATGAAAGATATTAGGATGCCTTGGTTTTGTCCATCTTGTAAAAAGACAATGAAGAAAAAACTTGATAACAAGTTTTGGGCAATTGCAGGACATTGTTTTGATTGTCATGTCGAGATGGAAAATAAACTTCGTATGAAGGGGGATTATGAACAATATGCTAAGAAGAAAATTAATGAGAATAAAAAATCATATTTAAAAGATTTAAAGTCGAGTATCGATGAGTTTGAAAAAACAGGTGGTAAAGCAGAGTTTTTCAATAGTGTTGGTGTAGTTGATATCGAACTTGAAAAAGAAAAATGGGAAATGGGAGAAGACCAATTCAGTGCAGTTGTTGAAGAGGCTCGAGCATATATAACTAAATTAGAAGAGGCTATAGATGAAGAATCAACGGAACTTGATCCTACCTGAGGAGTTGGTTATTGAGATAATGGGGATGGTTGCTCAGTTGGGTAATGTTGCTGCAGAGTATCATATGAAAATTAATAATAGTGAGACTGAAGAAGTAACGAGAGTATATAGAAAGATTTTAAAAAAGTTGATGGATTTAACAGAACATGATAAAACTGGATATTTATCATTAGAAGAAATTTGTAATGAATATGGTATAAGACTACCAAACAAGGGAGATCACAATGGGAATCATTGATTGGATTCTTGAACTATTTTTTGGCGGAAAGAAAAAAGAAGAAGTCAAAAAGTTAGACAAGGCAATAAAGGTAAAAGAGACTGAAAATAAAGAACTTGAAAAACAAGTTACAGTACTTGAATCTAAGAAAAAAGTTAACAAAAAAGAAGTGGCAACACTTAAACGGAAGGTAACTACTACAAAGAAACATATTGTTGAAGCTAAGAAAGCTGTTGAATTTGATGACAGCGACGAAGCTTTAAAATATTTGAAGAAATTTTCCAAGTAGTATATATTTATATACATGAGATATATTATATACATATTACTATTAGTTGGAGTTCTTTATGGACAAGATACTAAAGATGAAAAAATGTACAACATACCTGCATCACAGGTAACAGATTGGGCAAATAAACTTAAACAATACGAAGTATCGGATAGTTTACAAACAAGTTTAATTTCAGATTTAGAACTTCAAGTTAAAAAGTTAGAAGAAAATTCTACTTTAGATTCTTTGATAATTTCAACGAGAGTACATCAAATTGATTTATTAAAAGAAACTACTGAACTTTATAAAGAGAAAGTAAAAGTTGTCAAACCTAAATGGCATGAGAACAAATGGTTATGGTTTACTTATGGAGTAGTGGCCACATCAACATCAGTTTGGTTAACAGGTCAGCTAGTAGGCGAATAATGGCAACACAGATAAAAGAAGTAATAAAATCCGAATATGTGAAATGTGCACAAGACCCTGCTTATTTTATGAAGAAGTATTGTGTGATACAACACCCAATCAGGGGAAAGATTCCATTTTCTTTATATGATTTTCAAGAAAAAACTGTAAATGAATTTCAAGAAAATAGATTTAATATTATTTTAAAGGCAAGACAGTTAGGAATATCAACATTAACAGCTGGATATAGTTTGTGGTTGATGACATTTCATCAAGATAAGAATGTGTTGGTAATTGCAACCAAACAAGAAGTAGCAAAGAATTTAGTAACAAAGGTTCGTGTGATGCATTCAAATCTACCGAGTTGGTTAAAACAAAAATGTGTTGAGGATAACAAGTTGAATCTACGATATATGAATGGTTCACAGATTAAGGCAGTTTCTTCAGGACCTGAAGCAGCTCGTTCAGAAGCACTATCATTATTGATATTGGACGAGGCAGCATTTATTGATAAGATTGATGAGATATGGACTGCTTCACAACAGACATTGACAACAGGTGGTAGTTGTATTGCACTCTCTACACCAAATGGTGTTGGTAATTGGTTTCATAAACATTGGGTTGAGGCAGAAGAAGGTAGTGGAATGTTTAATTTTATTAAATTACATTGGACGGTTCATCCAGATAGAGAACAAGCTTGGAGAGATGAACAAGATACACTATTAGGAATACAGAGTGCAGCTCAAGAATGTGATTGTGATTTTATAACTTCTGGTACTTCTGTTATTGATGCAAGAATTTTAGACGAGTGTAGAAATACAATGGTTAGAGAACCAGTTGAAAAAAGAGGGATTGATAATAATTTATGGATATGGAAACCACCCAACTATACAAAAACTTATGTGGTAACGGCAGATGTTGGTCGTGGTGATGCAGCAGACTATAGTGCATTCCATGTTATGGATGTAGAAAAAGTAGAACAAGTAGCAGAGTATAAAGGTAGAGTTCCTACAAAAGATTTTGGTAATATGTTGGTTAGTATTTCAACTGAATATAACGATGCTTTACTAATTATAGAAAACAATAACATTGGTTGGGCTACAATCCAACAAGTAATAGATAGGGAGTATCCTAATCTATTTTATACAAGTAAAGATTTAAGATATATCGATATTGCTCATCAAATGAACAATCGATTTAGAAGTGAAGAAAAGAAAATGGTGGCTGGATTTTCAACTACAATGAAAACTCGACCTTTGATTATTGCAAAGTTAGAGGAATATTTTAGGGATGAATCAGTAGTGGTTCGTTCCAATAGATTAATAGATGAATTATTTACATTTATTTATCTAAACAATAGAGCAGAAGCAATGAGAGGATATAACGATGATTTAGTTATGTCTTTTGCTATTGGTTTATGGGTTCGTGATACTGCATTAAGATTACGAACAGAAGGAATTGAGTTAACAAAAAAGACACTTGATAGATTTCAAGATGTTGATGGACTATATACTACCGAAGACCCTGATAATGGTGAATGGGAGTGGGAAGTAGGCCACGAAAGAAAAAAAGAGTCGTTAAAGTGGCTCTTATAAGTGAGGTAAAAAATGGCAGATAGAACATTATTTAGTAGATTACAACGATTATTTAGTACAAATGTAATTGTAAGAAATGTTGGTGGTAAAAAACTAAAAATAGCTGATACAGAACAAGTTCAATCACAAGTGAAATCACATTTGGTTGATAGGTATTCAAAACTACATAGTGGTTTGGACTTGGTAAATAGTGGATATTCCACATTTGCACAACTGCAGGCAGCACGATTGGGTTTATTTAAAGATTATGAAACTATGGAAGCGGATTCAATAATTGCATCTGCACTTGATACATACGCTGATGAATCAACTATGAAAAGTGCGTATGGGGAATCGTTAGAAATACAAAGTGATAATGATCAGATAAAACAAATACTACATAATTTATTCTATGATATTATGAATATAGAATTTAACTTGTGGCCATGGGTAAGAAATATGTGTAAGTATGGAGACTTCTTTTTATATTTAGACATTAGTGATAAGTTTGGAATACACAATGTAGTTCCTTTATCCCCGTATGAAATAATTCGTTCAGAGGGAGAAGACCCAGATAATCCTTATTATACTAAATTCTATTTAGAGGCAATGGAGCAGGCACATCCTTATTTTGCTCGTTCATCTTCTAATAAAAAAATAGAATTTGAAAACTTTCAAATCGCTCACTTCAGATTAGCAAGTGATAGTAATCTTTTACCTTATGGTAAATCAATGATGGAAAGTGCTCGTAAGGTTTGGAAACAATTAACTTTAATGGAAGATGCTATGTTGATTCACAGAATCATGAGAGCACCAGAGAAGAGAGTATTTAAAGTTGATATCGGAAATATTCCACCAAATGAAGTTGACAATTATATGCAAAAAATCATTAACAAAATGAAGAAGACACCGTTTATGGATGATACAACTGGTGATTATAATTTGAAATTCAATATACAGAATCTTACTGAAGATTTCTTTATGCCAGTTCGTGGTGGCGATAGTGGTACGAGTATTGACTCTCTTCCAGGAATGCAATATGAGACTACAGATGACATCGAGTATTTAAAGAATCGTATGTTAGCTGCTCTAAGAATACCGAAAGCGTTTTTAGGATATGAAGAAAGTCTTGGTAGTAAAGCTACATTAGCCGCAGAAGATGTACGATTTGCAAGAACAATTGAGAGAATTCAAAGAATTTTAACAAGTGAATTGACAAAGATTGCAGTTGTTCATTTATACTCACAAGGATATACAGATGAAGAGTTGGTAAACTTTGAATTGAAATTAACAAATCCATCTACAATTTATGAACAAGAGAAGATTGAATTGTGGAGTAATAAAGTTAATTTAGCTCGTGATGTAAAAGACAATAGTTTAATGTCAAGTGATTGGGTATATAAAAATATTTTCAATTTCACGGCAAAAGAAAAAGAACAACTTGAAAAAGAAATGGTGGATGATCAAAAAACTAAATTTAGATATTCACAAATAGAACAAGAAGGTAATGATCCTGCAGAAAGTGGTGATTCAGTTGGAACTCCAAGTGATATGGCAGCAGTTGGAATGGGAGCAGATGATGTTCAAGAACCACCTGATACTGCAGCAGGTTCAATATTTGACAAAGGTGGGGCACCCGAAGGTGGACAAGAGGGAGCTGGTAGACCAAAAGAAGTAACTAAGTATAGTAAAGATGGTAGTGCAAGAGGACGAGATCCACTTGGTAGACCAAAAATACCTATGGCTTTAGCTCACTTTGATAGGTTAAAGAAGTCTTTAGGTAAAAAAGGCATAGAATTATTAAGAGAAACAATAGATAGTGAAGAAATAGATAAAGAATATAAAGAATTTACTGAAGATAAATAACGATTATTTGAAGTTTTAATATTTATTTATGTATAAACTTATCACGAATGGAGTGTTTAATGAATTACAATAAGAAGCACAGTAAAATAAAAAATACTGGAATTCTTTTCGAACTGCTGACTCGCCAAATAACTGTTGATGTACTCAATGATACTGAAAATAGTAAGGCTGTTAGCATTTTAAAAGAAACATTTAACCCAAATTCAGAACTTGGGAAAGAATATGAACTTTACAAGATTTTGACGGAAAAGACATATAAAACTAACGAACAAGCAAACATTTTGCTTTCTGCAGTAATAAAAAGTCGTAGACATTTATCAAATCGTAAATTACGAAATGAAAAATATAATTTGATTAAAAGTGTTAAGGAAAATTATAACGCTGCTGATTTTTTCAATACACGAATACCTGGATATAAACTATTGGCTTCAATTTACAATGTATTTGAAGGTGAATGCTTAAAAGAGAAAATATCTCCTATAGAAGAAACTGATAGTAAATTAACAATTATAGAGAACATCACTAAAGTCAGACGCACTAAGAAAACTAAACATAGTATTCAAGATGACTTAAATAAACAAGATAAGGATTTAAGGTTGTTAACTTATCAACTATTGGTTGATAAATTTAACAAAAAGTACAGCACTCTAAATGAAAATCAGAGAAATTTACTTAAAGAGTATATAAACAATTTATCAAACACTAATTCTTTGCGCGAATTCATAGATACTGAAGTTATTAAAATTAAAAAAACCTTAAAATCACATTTACAAAGAGTTGATGATAAGATTACTAAAATTAAATTAACCGAAGCAATAACTCATACCGATACTGCAACAAAAGGAATTCATGTAAAAGATTCTAATGTTGTTTCGTTGATGAGATATTACGAATTAGTAGG